CATGACCACTGGCAGCAAACCTAGCATCGCTGTCGGCCAAAGGATTATCAGACAATAATACATAAGCCGTGTTAGTCCCGTAGCCAAACCATAGCCTTCTATCTGTTGCAGAATGATGGCATACCTTTGCCGTAGCACAGGCGTTAGTGCCTAAATATACCCAGGGACACCACTCCCACCTTAAATTACCATTGTTATCCCGAACTTCTCTTCCTTTATATATATGGGAATTTGTGCCCTCGTCCATCACGGCATAAATCCAGTCGGAATCAGAAGCTAAACCAACACAAGTCCCCTTCTTACCTATGTCATCTATCTTGGTGAGTGGCCCCATCTTATCAAAAGACGCAGAAGAAAAACTAGCAGAACCTATCTCTCCTAGTCCGTCACCAAGAGAGAAATACGTGCTGGATTGAAAGTGGGTTACATACTTGAAATTGTTAGCAGACCTGTTATGTTTCAGGTCTTCCATCAGCGGGTGAACCCCACCATCAGGGTCATACCAATAAAGATTATCTGGTCTCCCTACCATCAATAAGTCGCTGATGAGAAAGACATTTGTTATATTTTCAGATGAGTCCCCTATCGTAGCACCACTATCCCATTGCGAACCGCCTGCTGCTCCATTGGTAGTGTAATAAATCTTATTGGCAGCCCAACCCCACAGGATATTTACCGTTCCCGCAGCGTTGGGAGCACTGAGGAATCCCACCATATCGTCATCAACTAAATCGGTGGCTGTCCATGTATCTCCATCGGCAGACGTATAGTAAGTGGTACTCGCTCCTCTTGAGGCGTACATAACGCCATTAAACTCTTCCAGTTTAGTAACCCCTGTTAGTGTTGTTGTGGCAGCCTTCCACTTAGAGATATAAATGTCGGTATTGGTAACGTGGGTTGCCGCGGTTGTACCCCTATATTCTCTTACTACCGTGAGGGAAGTTCCTGTCGCACTCACAAACATCTGCTCGCTTTCTATATGTATGATAGAGCCTACTGGGATTGCGGTAGTTGCACTAGCATCACAATCTACCCCTGTTTCGGAGGTATCCAGTGCCTCATCGGTATCTATCCCGGTATCGTCTTTTACATACCTGTAAATCTTCCCCGCGGTAGCACATAGTAATTCACTTGTAGTGGAGAACCAAGCAAAGCAAACGGGTGCTGAGTCCAGAGCGGTATCATCATCCTCTTTAACCTCTGTGATAAGGGGGCCGAGTATAACCTTGCCATCAACAGTAGTGTCTATAGATTGCCCTTCAAAATACTTATCGGGAACAAGGACATCATACTGACCATGCCCACCTATCCAGTTGTTTTGAGCGAATTTTAACTCAGGGTTATACTGTGATATTTCCTCGGATACCTGATACATAGCAGCCCCAGTATCATCTCTGATAAGTTTGAACCTATCAGTTGTAGCCCCTATTACTAATTCATGGTCATAAGTGTGTGTTGTCATCTCTCTAATTTCTCCACTCTCTCAGTCAATTCCCTGATAGCTGATAACATTAAACCATCCATAGCTACTAAACTGATTCCTGGCTGTGGTGTTCCCTTAGTAATACCCTTCTCTTGTAAACGGTCTAACTTTCTTTGGTAGCTATCTATTGTTGCCTGCTTTGTTTCCCTTTCCTTCTCATTGGATTCAGGTAGATTTTTAGCCTGCTCTAATTGGGAAAGTAACCTTGCTTCATGGGCAAGTTCTTTTTGATAACGCTTCTCCTCTACATCTATGTCACGTTGAGTTACAGGTACGATTACATCAGCAGGCATGGTATCTCTGTCAAATGTAGTTACCTTTTTCCTGGGTTGCCCCTTCTTTATCTTGTCCACAATATGAGTTTTAATCAGTTTAATTTTATTTATGGCATCAGGACAAAATAGTGGTGATGGAGTGCGATTTACAAAATCATCCGCATTACAATTATCTAAGAAAACAGTGGATGTTCCCAAATCCGAAAGGTGTGTTACATGAATTATCAAACCAGCAGGCTGAAGCATTATATCATCCGCAGCCTCAAGTGAAACATCATCTGTGCTGGCTATCTCTACGTCTGTGCCACTTGGGGCTTCGGCTGTAGCGTCTCCACCTTCTATCCTTACACCAGCAGTGGCTCCGATTCGTACATCATTCCCTGCTTCAAGTTGAATATCATCAGCGGTAGGAGTCCCAGTAACACCGCCAGCCCTAATGTATACTCCTGTACCAGAACTACTATATAGTAGCATATTTGCATTACTTGTTACGTTCAAATCCCCATCTGCAAGGATTTTAAGCCCAACTGTATTTGACCTTACTTCAAATTTTGTGGCAGTAGAATTGTACTGTATTCTTCCTATTAGGGTAGCTCCGTTATACCAAACTGCTCTTTCTCCATCTATCTTTAGACCGCTTGAATCTAAAACACAAACGCCTCCACCAAAGTAAGCCTTACCATCAGAAGCCTGGAGGTAGAATTGTTTGGTGGTAGCATCACTATAGCCTGCTATTTCTGTTACTGAAATCTCAATCCTCGCAGCAGGGGAAGCGGCCGTTATGAATTTACCACCAGATATGATAGTCCCGATTACATTTAATTCCCCCGCAGTTAGTTTATTAATGGAGCACGTAGCTATTTTAGCGTTCTGGATAGATAGGTCTTTATACATCCAGCCACTCAGACTGCCAGCACCAGGTGCTTCTGAAACATTTATGCTTTTATATTTAGGGTATAGCTTCATGTAATTCCCCAATCAACCGGTGCAGGTGGAACTTCCATACCGTATTTATTGATTGCTCTCTTTAATTTACTGTCCCAGAATCCTATTACCTCTTGATACTTGGTTCTATCACCAACCGTAAAGTTAGGCATAGACATCTCGGTGTAAAGATACAAAGCAGCCTGAACTACCAGAACGTCAAGTTGAGGAGAATCTATATCAATCGTAGCAGTCCACGCAGTTGAGGATACCCCAGAAGCCAGGTAGTCTAAATATCCTATGCCAAGTATGCGTAGTCTATAGTCCCTCGCTACGGCGTTGGGTAGATACATATAGCCGTTCTTGGTGTCATACTTAATACCGTGAATGAGTGTCCACGGTTCTTTGTTGCTGTAGTTAGAATGTTCTATCAGGACTTGATGCGGTGTATTCTGAGCCAACCCTAAGTTTCCTATATATATTCTGGGATTATCGGGGCCAATTACCCGGGCATCATCCACGTAACTTGTGCCAGCAGCTACGGCATGAAGTATCTTAAAGGTTATCTCGGTAGGGTTCTCGTCTATTGTTGCCTGTACCTCTAAGGGAGCGTTATCCTCTGTCCATGCACTATCCCCATCATGATAATCGGAGTAAGTTGTGGTAGTACCGTCATAGATAGATAATCTGAGGCAACTAGCGGTGTCGCAATATCCCTGAACGGTGAAGGTTACAGTATGACCTGCCAATCTTTTCAGGTCGTCCCAGTTGCTTATTCCCTGGGCTATACTCCCTGCTGCCGTAGAAATCTTGCAGCTAGTTGCCCCATGCTTAAAGTATAGAGATGTAGTTGTCTGGGCTATGGTTGATGTGGCGGTAGTCCAGTTGGTCAACGCTGATGAGCTAGTCCAGACTTCAAAGCTACCGTCTTTTAGCCAGTTATGAGACACTATGGACTCATCTCTAATTACTTTATGAAGCTCAGGATAAACTTGCCGTGCAGCATAAATCAAAGCACGTCTCTTCTCGCTGGCTGTAAATAGTCTATGGACTCGATAAGTAACCGCAGAAGCTATCTGCCCGCCATGAGCTAAGACGGTCATTGCCCCCGTGGAATTGTCAAGGGAAGAGATTTTACGCTCTTCCCCGTCATAAGTTCCAGAGGTAATCATGTCATGGGCATCATCACTTATCCAGTCATTAGCCTTCGCCATTAAAGCCGTGTCTACAACGGTAGTGCCGCCAGCAGCACCAGCACTTGTGGTCGTACCCGACCAGTAGTCCCCGATTTGTTTTGAAAGTTCTACCTCACTATTTTCTAGGGTTGTAGTCATTTAGCCACTCTCCTCTACTCTTAAGGTAAAATTTCTTGTGCTAAATACAATCTTCGGTGTATTTCCCATCCACAATTAGACGGGCAGTAAGACAGGTGTGGGCTTTAATTACTCCACCACCAAATGCCCTGAGTGCTTTTCTTTTTAACCAATTCATTATGTTTTTCTTCTTATGTTTTAATAATTCGTGGAAATAATTCACTCAATCTTCCCCTTTAGCTAACTGGTATTGCCATTTCACCTCCTTATTAGAGATTGCCAAGTTTACTCAACTGAACATCAGTCAAACCTTCCAATACTTGAATAGCCCGCTCTCTCTTAGCTTGCTTGGCTTCCTCTGCCAGTTGAGCATCTGATACCTCAATATACGTTGGTTCTAGTTCTTTACCATCTACATCAAAGTGCCTGTGTAATTTAGTTCTTAGCATAATTCCTCCTACGGTGTATCTATTCCTATCCAGACAGCGTCATGAAAACCAAGAGCTGTATTTACTACTGTATCCCAAGCTGTGCCTGGGTCAGCTAGTGCTGCATAGGCCTTTGCAACATTTATTCCTAGTACTGGGGCATTAGCTCCAAGTGTGGAGATAGCACCTAGTAATTTAGAAGTCCCACGACTACATGTAAAAGTAGCGGTAGCGTCCATTGTAATGGCTTTAAGATAACGCCCTTCCTGTAATACAGTTGAAGCCAGGGCTGTTTCTACAACTGCTACACCATCAACGGCAAACTCAGCACTTGCAACTACTAGGTCTGTAGGCTGCCAATCTGTATCAGCATTATAAATTCCAAATCTACCCTTTGTCCCTGCTCCCCCAGCAATAGTTATTTCTACAAAGAAAGAGTCTATAGTGATAGGTGTATGAACTATCATTGGGAAATAATGAACAACATTAAGAGCCAAGCTTATTGTTGACATACTATAAGGGTCTCCACTAAGCTGCATGATAAGCTCAGTGGCTCCATACTTAGGTCTACCTCTGGCTACCTCAGCAGAATGATGGGCATCAATGTCAGCAGCATGAACTGAAACATCTACCCCATCTACATTAGTTCCGTCTACTATAACTGTCATAATTCCACCATCCTATATTTTTTGTTTTCTGGGCTGACTAAAATGACACCAAATAGTTCATCCTCAGTCATCACCCATTTGTTACTAAACACTATATCGGCAACAGCAATAGCATGAGAGAAGGCAAAGTTATCTTCACTCTCATCCCAGAATATTCTAGGTGTACCAGTAGTGTTAGTAAGGTTGATTATTTCTACATCCTCATCAGCAGCAGCATAGAAAGCCAGTCCCTTATTCCCAGCTACAGCGTCATCGCCACTATCGAGAGAGACATAAGCGTCACCAGCAGCGTTGTAGGCTATGAAGGGTAGTATACTTCCACCACCAATATCTCCAATAACAATGCCGGAAGTCCCAAGCGTAACCCCACCATCTAACCAAGCCATACCATCAACTTCAATGTCTTCCCCAAATAGCACGTCATCAGCATCTAGGGAATGTCCAGTTGCAGCGTCTTTTCCCAAGACAAGGTAGTTCCCTGTCCCTGAGATGAGAGGTCTGTTTGACGTGGTTGACAGGGTTATATAGTCGTCCAGGTCCCCTGTTGTTTTAAGGTCAATAGAACCTGGTGCTTGCCAGGCATCAGCAAATAATTCTAGTCCTTGCTTAAAAACTTCTACAGACATTTCATTACCTCCTACTTCCCCGGACTCGAATAAGCCTCTCATCCAACTGAGTTACAGAGGATACAACCTTGATAAACTGGAATCCACCAATGGTAGCCACAGTGGTAATTCCACCAGCCCCAGCCGTTATAACTTGAGAGCCAGAACCCAACGGCTGAAACGTACCACCTGTCTTTTCTGCAACCTCAAAGCTGATGTTGCCACTGGTTATCGTGGGGATAATTATTTGAACCCACTCACAATCATTGCCCAAATTCACCTCAGCAGACTTTGTGCCATTATTAGCTATAGTAGCTGCCTTCCACGATAGATATAAACTCATCACACACCCCCTTTGTTTTCTATGAATTTCTCGTATAAACTGAAATGCTCCATCTTGAGCTTCTTTTCCTCATTCAGCTTGGATAGAGCAGTTGCAATAATTTCGCTTGCCTTTTCGCCGATTTCTATTTCTTTGAATTGCTCCGATTCAGCGTTCCATTTAACTGACATCCCATCTTGCACAAACTGGTATTCCTTATGTTCCGCCTCAGAGAAACTTAATGACTCCCTCAAAGTCCTTATAACTTTAAGAGTAGTAAAGTCTCCCTGTTCTGGTAAGACACTCAGTAATACCAGTCTTTCACCTACGCTAAGTTCCATTTTTACACACACTCCTTTTTATTTAGATTACTTACCTCTTTTTTGTATGACTACTAACAGGGCAACCTGTTGTAGAAGGCTCATACTTGCTTTCCCTGCAATAAAAGCAGGTTTCAACTATCTTGGGAGCTTCCTCTATCTTAGGAGCTTCCATTACTGGTTCAACTTTAACTTCGGGCTTCCTTGTCCTCTTCTTTCTCGTCTTTTTTGTTGTCGTTACCATATCACACACTCCTTATTTTATTTGGGGGGTTTAAGCACCCACCCCCCGAAGCCTATTGTGCTTACTCAAATGCAGTATCAGCACTAAGTGGGATATAATAGTCGACCCCACCTATTCTGATTCTTAGTTGAGCATCAAACTCTACTGTCGTTGGTGTAGTAGTAGCTACATCAAACATACCGCTAGTTGTATCTACCACACCAGCACCCAACTCAAACAGATAGCCATTGGTATTCAGGGTAGTCTTCCCTGTGCTATTAGAACCAGCAATATTCATATAAAGGAAGGATGTTGCTGTCCCTGAGCTTACAGCAGAATTAGCTACAAGTTCGCTTTCCAGTGGTGCATAAGTGCCACTTGTAGTTCCAGCCGAGAGAAGAATTTCAGCACACACAGCAGACCCTAGACCAGTTGTCCGCCCTGAAGTTCCATATTCGGTATACCCCTTGAGGGCATTAGACCAACCACCAAGAGCTACGTTGGTATAGAGATGGAATCTAGCCCGACCACCTACTCCATTTGCTGCACTCATAGTGCTCTTTAAGTAAAAAGGTTCTACGCTATTGCTGGTGTCAGCAGATGCACTGGTAGTATAGATTTCAACTGCGTGGTTGGCATAGGTAGTTAAGGTCATTGCCGTTGTAGAGTTGCCAAGTCCCAACCCATCCTCAAGTTGGCTCATTACCACATAGCGGGTATTAGCTTCAATTAAAGCCTTTAGTGTCTGCGAGTGTAATGATGCAAACTTACCAGCAGCAGGGGTAATTCCAGTCCCAATTTGGAATAGATAACCGTTAGTATCAAATGTAGACGCAGCAGCCCCAGCAACATTACAGTACAAGAATGAAGTAGCTGTCCCTGTAAGAGCACCTGAAGCCATTGTAAGCTCAGATTCCAGTGGTGCATAAGTGCCAGAAGATGTACCAGCAGACAGGACAATTTCTGCACATATGGCTGACCCTAAGCCACTTGTGCTACCCGAAGAACCATACTCAGCGTAGCCCTTCAATGCGTTAGTCCAGCCACCAAGTGCAGCATTAGTGTACATATGGAATCTGGCTCGACCGCCTACCGCTCCTGCACCAGTCATCGTGGTTTTTATGTAGAAGGGTTCAGCGCTAGTATCAGTATCCGTTGATGCACAGGTTATGTAACCTTCAATGACAGGATTGTTGATGTCTGCTGCAACAGTTAGCGTCACTGGTTGTGCAGAAGTTCCAATCTCCAACTTTCTATATACTTTTACTTGTTGTGACATTTAGTCACCTCCTTATTTATTTATAGTCTTGACGGCTCTAGGATAGAGCCTATTGGGGGCTGGTATCTCTACCTTTCAGGCTTGCCCCCAGAAGCCTTCTAGTTTATCCTGAAGCAGTCCAAGTACCCTGACCTGCGAGCAGGTAGTAGTATGTCCCATCGCAGATAACAATACACCAGTCACCTGCTTGAGCACCACAGGTAACAGTATCAGCAAGATTCCCGTCTGCTCCACCCATTATCAGGTCTGTATCCCCACCAGTAACAGCAAGTGTTTGTGTAGTTTCCGCATTAAGAAACAGCCAGGTCTTACCTGCACTTAAAGCCACCGTGGGTAGGGTATAGGTGTGAGCGGATGTACTCAGGTTGACAAACAAAGTTCCTGAATCATCTGCCGTAACAGTCGTTGCTGTATCTGTAGTCTCACTTCTTACGATTGCCCTTACCAGGGGTACTGCCCCTAACAAAACAGTAGGTGCATTACTCATTGTTTCCTCCTTATGTTAGTTTCGGATGTTTTCTCATCGTAGTATTGAATACCTGTCTTCTCCTTGACGGATAACCCCCTTCGCCTTTCATCTTGACCATGATGTTTGAACCTATCTTTTTCATAAGTTCTTTACCGCAGTTCGGACAGATTGGATTGGGTTCATAAAGCTCAACCAACCTTTCCTCACTAACTCCACAGTCACAATAAAAGTCGTAGAGTGGCATTAGGCAAGCCTCGTATAAATAGGTACACCAGCTGTGTCACGAAGTTCAGTCACACCCCATAAAGCCGTAGTATTGATGACAATCTGATGCTTTAGTGGTTGCTCCACTCTATCCACATCCATGTTCTCCTGAATAGCGATTGCCAGAGCATCCTTGTGCATATACACACCATAGTTTCCAGTCCCACTCGTAACAGCAGTTAGGTTGTTTGTGACCAGAAGTGGTGCACCGTAGATGTCCTTGCGGAACATACCGGTTACAACCGCATCACTGGCAAAGTAGTCCTGCCTTACGAACTTGTCTATCTTCAATATGTCAGCCTTCACTGAGGGGTCACTTATCCACACACGATTTTCCTCTGGGATGTCATCTTCATCCATTTCCTCTACGGCAGCAATCAGAATGTCATCAGTCCATGCCGAGCCGTCAGTCCCCCTGACCGTTCCACCATTAAGGGATGCGAACAGGTCGCAGAGTGTGCCATCTATCTTCTTGGAGATAGCATAAGCCGATTCATTTTCGGCATTGCTAACCAAGTTGACCTGAGATTGTCGTCTGGACATATAGTCTATCGTGATAGGTGCTTCCCAGTATTGGTTTACAGTCAGCGTTTTAGCTGCGGTATTGTAGGGGTTCTTCTGGACTCCCTCAGTTCCTATCGTGACCTCAGTTGCGGTAACAACATTGGTCTGTGGGATATACAAAGTATCACCCATAACCAATTCCGATTCATAGGTATGATTAACCACAGGCACTACTACCAACTTGTTTTTAAGGGCTATCAGGACGTTCTTTGAAAATATCTCTTTAATGAATTTATTGGTATCTAAGCCCGCTGGTATTCTAGCCGAAATAGCCATTTTTTACTCCTTATCTTTTTATTTTACCTTCCTTTTGTGCTTTGATGATTTCACCTTGAACCTTCTCATATTCAGCAAGTGACATTGCTGCTATTTCCGCAGCCGTGAAGGTTCTAGTTCCACCACCAGACATTGACGTATCATGCGATTCAAGCCCCAACTCAACACGGAGTTTTCGCTCCATCTCGTCAAAGGCAGCCTTTGCTTTATCCTCAATTTCCTTTATTCTTTTTAACTCATTCTCTTTAAGGATTTTAGCAACTGAGGAATCAAACCTACTCCTGCCCTGTATGTAATAGGGAGCATCCTGTGCCCAGTCAACCCTCTCGTCTTTCGGGTTAATCCCCAAAGACTCAAGGTTACTTACAAGGGATTTATTGAGTTGGTCAAAATAAGCCTCTTGTGCTTTCTGTTTCTCCTCTTCCTGCCTTGCCGTCTGATGATATTGGCTCTCGCCTCGCAACCTTGCCAGTTCCACATCTTTCCGAGTATCCTCGTCAAGACCTTCGAAACTGGACTCATAAATTTTGGCTCGACTTTCTGCAAGCCTAGCTGCCTTCTTGGCTTCTGCAACCTCTCTATCTTTGATACCTTGCATTTCTCTTTTGCCTGCTTCCTTAGCTACTTCCGCCGCCCTACTAGCAGCCTCAGTAACTATTTGTTGGAGCTTTGCTTCTTGCTCAGGTGTGAAAGGTTGTATCTCTGGCTGTTTTTCACCCTCTGGTGAAACTTGTGCCTCTGATGAAACTGGCTCCCCAGTGGAAACCTGCTCCGTCTGAACGATTCCGTCCGTTGTCATAATTCCTCCTTAATTTTAGAAACCTGCTCCACTTTGGAAGCGAGTTCCTTATTTCCCCTTTTTCTTTTCAATCTTATGTAGAGTGACATAGACATACTTGGCTTGCCTCTCCTTGTTACCAGGAAACTTCTTTTTTGCCTCTGCTTTTAATTTACGCTCTAGTTTTACTGGCATCATCACCCCCTCTAATAGCTATAGAACATCTGTAATGCCTGAGCTACCTGTGGATTTCTTTCTTTAACCAACTTCTTATACTTGGCAATCTGAGTTCTTATCGCTACAATCTGAGGATACCTGAACAACATAGCTTTAGCCTGCTGCGGGTTAGTCCTCTCTATTTGTAAAATCTGGTCTGATACTTGCTTTAACTGGGCTGGATACCTTGCCCACATAGAACTCTCTATCTCCCAGTATGGTTTCAGTATCTCCCGGGCTTGCCTTAATAATTTAACCGCATCTGGCTCATCTGCCCTTCTTTCGCCAATAACCATTTCCACGGCATTGAGGGCATCTAATCCATACCGTTGAATAAATATCTGTCTTCGTCTATTTGCTTCATCAAACTGGTATTCCCCAAATTGGTCGAACATATCTTCTGCATACATAAACTCGTTATAATCACGGTAAAGTAATTTCTGCGGTTGCATTTCTGCCCTTGCTTCCTCAGTTAATGGTGTTTCAAATTGCTCTTTAACAATGACAAACTGCTCCTGATTAAGTAATTCACGCATCATCTGTGATTTTAACCAGTATGCTTGATTTACACGCTCACGTAGGCGAGTCCCATCCCTTGTCGCCTCAAATTGCAGAGAGGCTTGTTTAAGCTCACTTGTAACTACGTTTCCTATCTTATCTACCTCTCTACCATATTCATTCCATACTAATTGCTCCCCACGTGCCCACTTTTCAGACTCTTTAGCAGCTTTACTGCTTAATTCTTGCAGTTCTGGGGATTCCCTTGTTATACGCATCTGAAGAGCCATGCCTTCTGGCTTCATGCCTAATTCATCCCATGATAATCCATGCTTTTGCTGGGCTAATTTATCCTGTAATTCTTTAACTCCAGTATAAGCACCAGCAGGATAGCCCCTCATACCCATAAACTCAGCTACGCCCCTGGTTGTTCTATCTGCGAAATCGCCACCTTCTAACGCAACACTCTGTACCCAGATAGGTAATAGATTTTCAGCTAATAGAGTTTTAGTAAGATTTGGCAAACCATCCCTGGTAGGGTCTCCCATATAGTCCTTGCCAGTTAAAATATCCATACTTGTACCAACAAAGGGGGAAAAGTTACCTCTTATGAATCTACCAGCAAGATAAGATGCGTCCTCTGGATTTTTGGCTATCTTGCCGTATAGATATAATAAACTCCTGACCTTAGAACCTGGTCCAACTCTTTGCCCTGCAATATCCCAGGTCATAAAATTGGATGACATAGGATTCAAATGCTCTATAATCTCCTCTTCCGTTTCACCAAGAGCATGAGATACTGCCACTGTCATGGCTGCTATTGCACTTACGCCCTTTGCCATAGACTCCCTAGCTAACTTACCTCTTAGTCCACCAGCACCGACTAGCCCTTGTGCCACATCCCATATCAGAGCACCTATACCCCTGTTATATTGAGGGGCTAGAATAAGTGCTCTTTCCAGTTGGCGTTGCGTACTATTTATCCCTATCTTTGTGGTACTTAGTAATCCTCTAAACTCATTGATAAAAGCATCAACCTGAGCAGTTCTGGCTGGGGTTGTGCATAAGTAATCAAACGCCTTTGATAATTCTATCCCTGCTGTATCTAAGGCCGACTCAAAGCCTCTCTGGAATGGTTCTAGCACCTTACCACCTAATTTGAAAGGCCCCTTACGCAATAATCCCCCTCTACCCATAGCCTCGGTCATTTCAGTAGCAGCACCCTTTGTCAGTATCAATCCAGGGTGTCTCTGAATTAACTCTATATTCTTAGCAAGTAAATTATCATGGTATAGAGGGTCGAATAATGCCTTTACAAAACCACCCATTGATTTAGCATAACGGATAGGGTTAGACCCCATCATAAAGATAAGCTGAATAAAGCCAGGACTAATATCGCCAGCCAGGGCAAAGTATCTACCTACCGCATTAACTTGATTGATAGCATGGAGAGCAGAATTAAAGCTAGGATTTAACTCACTCCGTATAATATTTACCCACTCCTTAGCTTCGGGGCCGGTAAAGACTTTACCAGCAAAGGCAGGAATATCAGGTGCCATTGTGCCACTAAATCCAGGACGCATAGCTTCAGACCTAGCTACCTTGAAATCATATTTAATCTGTGCCCACTGCTTTTTGTTGGCTAATTCCTCTTTCCTGATAAATGTAAGCAAAGATTCAGCTAGTGATTTCCGCTCACTGATTGTCCCTTCCTTGAAAGCCAGTTTAATAGTCTCATATTCCTTAGGATAATATTTCTTTATACCAAGCAATAATTGAGGTGGTATTTTTTCGCCAGTTCTCCATCTCATAGCAGCGGACTGCATTTGCTTCAATGCAGACCGAGTTCCCTTCATTGTTAAATTAGCCTCAGCAATATCACCAGCAACAGCCGTAGTCCTCCAGGGAACTTTAGATAAAAACCAATCCGCAAATTGCTTGTCGCCTATCCTGTTGTAAGCACCTATAATATTGTAGTAAAGGGCTTCTTCCTCTGGTAGATAACGATAACCCATTTCCGTTGCTTCCGTTGCATCCTTAAAAATTCTGGTCTTCTCTTGCGCAGTCATAATACCTGGTTTACCTGGTTGCCCTCTCCCTATATAGCCAACATCCAGTAAATTACCTTCAGCATCAAACTTGGCAAATACACGTCTGCCAGCATATTCTCCACCCTCCTCAAAGGTAAGCTGTCTAATTTTTATACCATTACGGGCAAATAATTCCGCTTTTTCCCTTTCCAATAGTGTAGCTTGCTCTATCCATGCTTTTTGTGTATCGTTCAGAACATTGGTATATCTTTGGGGATAGGTTCTAATATCATTAAGATGAACTAACCCCTTACCCACAACACTAGCAACTTCTGGTACTGCCCCTACTGCTGGGGGTTTGGGGATTGCTGCTTCTAATCCCTCAATACTATCTACTGCATTAACAAACTCATCCCAAGCATCAGTTCTGGCTTCAGCAAACTCTTCCGCAGTATCAAAATCTTTCCTTATTGTCTCCTTAAAAGTAGTTAAAGTATCCTGAGCATCATCTATTTCATATCCCTTTGCCTTGAGATTATCAAGGTCTTTCTGTGCTAAGGTAGAATTACGAGCCTTTGCTTTCTCCCATTTCTCAGCGATTGGTATAGCTTCATTAACCTTTGCACCCCCTACTGCTGGGGGTGTGGGGGTTGGTTGTTCCCCCATAAATGGTTTCTGTGGAGTTTTCTTACCTGCTGCTACAGCCTTTGCTGTCAGAGCTTCGCTCTTAGTTAAAGCAGTATTATATTGGTCTATAAATGACTCACCAATTTTAAGGTCAAAGACTACTGGACTGATACCTCCAGTTTTTGTTGGGGCAATAACCCTAACTACCAATGTTCCATCTTTGTTATAACCACTAAGTTGCACCACAAATCCATCAGGAACTTTAAATCCATATTCAGCCATAGCTTTAGCACCCATAAAATCAAAGGGAGACAGTAACATTTCTTCTTCTTGGGAGACTTTCTCCCCACTCATCAGTCTCCTCCTTATACGTTCCTGCTCCAGAGTCCCAAGTGCTGGCTCTGTAACCTCTGGAGCAACAGGCTTACCCATTTTGGGTATTATCTTACCCTCTGTGGGTACTGCCTTTCCAACCCTCATAAATCCTTCATCTGTAAGGTTAAATATATCCTTAGATTTTCCCATTCTATTTAATGTAGCAATAGCAGCAGTAGCTTTATTTGCTCCCTCAAATCTCATAACATCTCTACCGACCAGAGCCAATTTAGCTGGATTATCAGCCGTAGCAGCCCTACCACCAATGACCTCAGCTATCCCTTTAAGGGGTTGATGCCCCTTAATATTGATATTAACTAATCTGCGTAATATTGAAGGTTGAGTAGCAATCGTTATCGCTTCATCAATAGGTTGCAGGTCAGGTAACAAACGAGCAACCTGTTCAGCAACCTTTGGTAGTATCTTCTTGGCTGCCATCTCTAGTGGTTTAGTAATTGGATAAGCCATCGCTCTTTCAACTGCTATGATAGGTTTTATCGCTCTCTGTCCTAAAGCGGCAGCCCTTGTTAATCCAGTAAGTCCAGTTCTTGCCCCTAATCCAGCCATCCCACCAAGTCCAGCAGTAGCTAGAGTCGTAGCAATCCAGGGAGTAAACTCTAATGCACCCTTTGCCCCTATCATCCACGGCTTATCCCTAATCTCCTGTGGTGTCCAGGGTAACCTAAAGAGAGGTTGAGTCTGGAATCCTGGCTCTTCCCATGCCTCATACTCAGCCCGCTCCTTCTCCCACCAGGGTAATTGCTCAGTCCCGGGAACACTCGGAGTAAACGGAGCAGCCAGTAAGGTACCGGCCCCAGTCTCTACATTCCTAATCCAATCAAGGGGGTAATCCCACCACTTCTTTTCAGGTTCTACCTGTGGTTGCTGAGGTTGAGTTACAGGCGCTTCTATTTCTAATAGTCCTGGAATACGCTGTAATTGAGACAAAGCGGTATTCCTCTCCAAAGCACTTAATTCCTTTAGCCTTTGGGGAAGTTGCTGCTTGAATATCCTCATAGCAGCAGGACTAAGTCCCCTTACTTGTTCTTCTAAAGTTGGCATATCACCTATTCCATCTTAATCCTGTGAAACTACCTCCTGGTGCAGTTGTCTGGCTTCTCCTCCATAGTGTCTCTTCAGGACTAGCACCAGTTCTAGCTTGCTTGTATCCTAATAATTGCTGTTGTGCAGTCGGCCCCATTCTTGACCATAATTGGGCTGAAGGTGTTGTTAATTCAGGCATACCTGCCATCATTCCTGATACATTTCCATACATCTGTCCAGTAGAACCTCCCTCAAATCCAGGGATAGGTTGCCCTACTGGTGTCTGGTACTCTTGAGGCATGAGAGTTTGCATCCAGGGCTGAACCACTGGCTCTTCCCCTGTGTAAGCAGCATATTGCAGCCAGCTTATTGGTTGAGCAGCTAATTGAGAACGATACTGTCTCTCGGCTTCTGCTTGCTGCATCATGGCTTGGTCTTTCTGCCAAGCCATCTGTTGCTCGAATTGGGCTTGTTGTACTGCCTGCTGTGCTTCCCACCGTTTTTGCTCAGCAGCCTCTTGCTCTTTAGCCCATTCTTTTTCCCACTGTTGCTGCTTACGTGCCCTAGCTTCTGCTTGTTTAGCTAGCTTTGTCGTCTCAGGGTCTCCTGTTCTGCCCAGCATTTCCCTTGAAATTTCTTTACCTTTTTTGTTATAACTAACCAGATAGTCCCAACCACCCTCACTTATAGTTTCATATTTATCAACTACATAGTTTTCCTCCATCTCTTTCTCTTTAGCTATTTTATCAAGGGCAGCCTGAGCTTCCTCTTGAGCTCTTATTTCAGCAACAGTCTCTTCTGCTGTTGGCTCTTTAGTAGGGCCATACTCAGTTTTTCCGACTTTACCCCAACCAGTACCAGGTGTTGGCCCTGGTTGAAGACCTGGCCCAAATATATTCCACAATCCTTTTTGTTCCCAGGGAAGATTAAAGGTTTCTTCTACTTTCTTCCCTAACTGTTCCCACCAGGGTATAGGAGTTGGCGGTGCAGGCGGTGCTTTTCCGTTAGCCATAATTAAGCCTCCTGTTCCAGTTTATACATCTCGCTTATTGCCTTATTGGCAATCTTTTTCTCCATTACCTCTCTATACTTAATCAGAGGCATTATCTCCTCTTGTATAAGCTCTTCCATAATCTCCATTTCCTCGGAGATAACCTCGTCTACTATTTCTAAAAAATCAGTCATCTATTACCTCCACCACCCCTACCTTGAGTTTGTATGCCACTAGACATCCCCTGCAAACCAGCCTTCCATTGATTTTCTAAATTACCCATTGAGCCTAACGGCGCCCTCTCAGGAATAGGTGGCACTAAACTTCTACCTGGTGTTTGCCCACCACCCGCAGGGGCAGTCGGAGTTCCTGGCACAATCGGGGCTAATCCCGTCTCAGATAGAGCTTGCATATATCTCTGAGTAAAGAACTGTTCTCTCATCTGATTAAAGGCGGGTGAGTTCCTAATTCGTTCTTTAGTCTGTTCCCTTTTCATAGCTTTACCATCAACATTACTCATCTGCTTCCAAGCCCAATCCTGGGTAATTAGTCCATTACCGTTGTTCCACAGTTTTACCAGCGAATCTTGTCTCCGGTATTCATCTTCTTCCGATATAGGGGCAAATTCTACATAGAAGGTAAAAGGCTCCTTCATTAAGGACTTCTGTATTTTTACATCTATCTCGTCAGTAGGTGTTCTAGCCCATACCTCAAAATCCCCAGGTATGACATTCTTTATAAGCATCATGCACTTGGACAAAACATTAGCCCAGCCATTAGCTAACGCATCTTTGGAATAGTTAAACTTACTTGATGCTTCTGCTATAACAAGACGCCTATCAGCACCAGAACGGACACCTGTCTCCCCCGTTCCCATCAATGAACGAGGAGTGCCGTGCATAGAAATATAATCGTGAGTTAAAGCAAGGTGAGCATAAGCCTCAGTGGGGGCTAGTTTTGTCTCCCAGTCATGGAACTGGACATCCTTCTCCCCTACATGGTGATAAACGCCATATTCCTGTTTTACTTCTTTGAAATCCTTAGCGTCTCCACCTGTAATATAACCACCCTTCATTGTCTCCCTTTTCATCAAAATATCGCATAGTGAGTAATTCAGGGATTCTGATACAAGCAAGTCGAACATATATCTCAATAAACCAACATACCTTTTCTCTGGACTGGCTTCTATACTCAGATTACCCAGTCCAGACTCTATTAGTGTATAGGGTATGAAGTTATACTTATGCTTGTAGACACCGCCCCTGATTTTTAATATAGGCTCTCCATCAATCAGGTCGCACCTGTAATTCTTATCAAAGTAGACTAGATAGTCTACTGGCTCATCATTGGGTATATTCCTGGAATTATTCCAGTTTGGCCACTTCCTTTTAGCGTCAAAGACCAATCTGGTCTGTTTCTCCATCACGTAAAGCCTGCCCCCATAAGATGGGTCTGGCAAAATATTAGCTGGGTGGATTGCCTGAATAATTATAGGCAGGGCGTAATGGTCGCTGGCACGCCACTCATCCAGTCTAGCTGCATAAACATCCTCATCTTCCCCCTCTTTTTGCTCTGGTTTCCCAATCCACCTATCGGCATCCCATACTGATTTAAGAACTGTCAATCCATGAAGCCAGAAGTGTTTCCCACTCTGTCTTCCTGGTGCAATATCCGACTCCACATTAGTCCTGTGTATCAATCCTAAAGCTATTTTCCTCAGCATCTCGGCTTCTGGTTCAGCTTTCTGGCTTGTGCCCTTCCTATTAACAGACACCCTTGCATTGGATATATCTGTGTGGTCAACAGCCGTATCAACAGTATCTCTGGGAGTAGGTAAAACGACTATATCATCCTCAAATTGTCTTGGTATTTTTATTCTATTCGTAAACTCCAGGTCATAGAACTCCTGGTCTTTCTTAAATAAGTTATGAATACCCGAATAATGCTTGGTGAGTTTCTCACTAAGCTCCTTAATATCTTCAACTGATGGTTTATCCATATACTTTTACTCTCCTATTTGGCCTAAAGTCCAGTGTCCTTATCGGTTTAAGGGTGAACGAGTCTGCCCTGGCATCATTCTTTTTAAGGTTACAAATACCAACAGCCATGACATAATCGTCATGCTGCCCTGATACAGCCTCGATTTTACCCTTTTTATTAGCATTTCGGACTATGCTATAAAATTGTCTTAATCCATCCCGATTATAAGTTCTAATCTGGAAGTCATTAACTCCGGGGATTAAAGAGCCAAATAAGTCTGCCCTGGTTGCCTCATCCATAAAGATACCGACTCTTTTTAATGTCTCATTATTATTTATATCAGACCACCTGATAGGCTTATCCCCTCGATAACCTAGTTTCCTGTATCCCATCTCAACAGCTTTCTTTATAACCTCTCTGCCGCCTCCCGTAATATTATGCTCAATCCACCAGTAAGGATTGTGGAAGCGATTGAGTAGTTTTACACTGTGATAGGCAAACTGCTCTGGGGGTAATTTATTAGTTTTAATATCCGCCACAATATCTCCCGTAGCGGAGTCCATGATAACAAGAACGCTTTCATCAGCCCCGACCCCCTGCCCTACATCTGCCCCTGCGATATAAGACTTCCCAAAGTGGTAATCCTTATAGATATGGCAAATATCGTTATCTATCTCACCCCATTCTTCCCCATAATTAATCTGTCCTCTAACATCTTCCATCAGGGCATTAAGAACCTTCTTATCAAACACCACCACCGACTCAGCCAGACTAAGGGCTTCCTCGATAGAAGACGGATAATTCTTAGCCATGTAAAGCTCAGGACTTAATCTTCCTAACTCTCTGTCCGGGATATTCCTCTTGGTTCTCTCATACCACTCGTTATCCCTGTCTGGCACAACATTCCAGGGAAAGAATAACGGCACAAAGTCATTATTCCCATCCATTGCGTCAGTAAAGATAGCCGTCGCTAAATTATCATTGCTGTAAGGGTCTTCTGTGAATATAGAGATAAACTGTCCACCAGCATCCCTTGTAGGCTTAGAAGAGATATAGTTCTCATCAGCATAAGGGTGTTCTGCGTGCTCATCAGCCACCACAATCGTAGCGGTATAGGATATGCCTGCCGATGCGGTAGAAGGAAACGCCTTTATCGAGCTTCCTAAAGACGGAAATCCCAACTCCTCAGTGCTGTCAGGGTCTAACCTTAACCTTAAGAAATTAGGCAATAAATCGTATATCCTTCTTGCCTTAGCTAAAAGCTCCTTTGCCTCTGGCTGCCCCTTCGAGAATAAAAGATTATTTGCCCCTACCTTCCCTAATGCAGTCCACAGGACATAAGCAGCTATTGTGGTAGAGGCATATATCTGCCTAGCCTTCAATAACGAAATCAAAGGCTGAGTTAATAAATTGGCGATAAACTTCCTCGTATGGTCATATATGGTAAAGGGGATTATCGTGTCCCCTGTATATCCCAGCCTCGGAGGTCTGATTATCCTCACCCACTTCAGGAAATGAAAGAAGTCAAGCTGGCTTATAGCCCTCTCATGCTGCCATACCTCCTGCTCCTCAAGAGTTAATTCCTTCGCCTCTTTATAAGCACACTGTGTTAATATCTCTTCGTATGTCATAATAAAAAAACCGAGAAACTTTTTACAGCCTCTCGGTTCCTCCGTTGGACTATTTAATTATGTTAAGTATATCACGACATTAACTATTTGGGAATACCTTTATTCCCACTTATCACCATTCCATGTCTTGTTATGCAGTTCCTTCATTACGAAGGCTAGCCATAGTTGCTCCATTGAAGTGAACTGAAAAACATTACGTAATTCAATAATATTGTCATTCTCTAATGCAAAATGATATAGTCTAAAAAGTTGTCCCCTTGGTTCATCTTCTATCATCTCCTGCAACTGGCTTTGGTCTGGTAACCAAATAGCAGGCAATATCCTGAAATTCTCATGTGGGTCATATCTCCCTACAAAACCGTCTTTATAATAATAATCACTCCAATCCCAGTCCATTTCTGTGGCATTCCGCCCCCCCTGTATCTCAGAACAATCACACATCTTTATGTAAACTTCTGTAGTATCCAAGGTTCCTCCTCTAATCCACTTTAATCGTCTTCTCTATCGTTATCAAAGTGACCTTCCCATACCTTATCTGCACCTTGACACTCCCATGCTCTATCGGCCACTTTATCTTCTCTAATTCAGCCCTTAATTCCTCTTCCATTATCCCTCTACCTCTTCCTCAGTCAGTAGTGTCATTAACAAAACCCCCTACTTCGATTATCTCTACCTGATTCCTTGTTCTTTCTATCGTTACTTCTCTCGCCGGTAAACGTAATCGCTTGAGTGTCCGCTTCCCTACTCGAAGTACCGAGCCATCTAAAATATACGCCTCTTTACCTACCTTTTCTCCGTCTATCTCTACCCCACCTTGTTTGATTAACCTCTGAGCTTCACTCCTCGAACATATATTTAGTTCCTTTATTAGCTTGCTTACATTTACAGTCTCCCCAAATGATTTCGATTTTATCGCCTCTATTACCATTGCTTTCCCCTTTCTATATAAAAAATTCTAATGCTTAAATGCTAACTTCCGCATATCCTCAAGGTGATACTTCATGGCTGTTATTTCACTGTCCTTTGCCTTTAACTCGTCTGGCTTGAACCCTATACGTACTAACGCCTGCGCAAATTCCTGAAGAAACTGCTCTCCTTCTCCCCTTTTATCAAAAATGAATGTCGGTCTATTAACCTGACTAATTTCCTCCATGGTCAGATGGTGAAGAACAAACTCCATCGGCTCAATAACAAACTCACCATCCTTATCTTTTCCATAAAGATATATCGCAGTCCCCCTGAACCTTGGGTCATGCTCAATGTGAACCTTTAATTCCATTCTTACTCCCTTTTGTAAAATATGATTAAAAAATTCTATGTCAAGTCAACTAATAATACATACCCAATCCCACACCCATCCCAC